AAAAAGAAAAAGTTATGGATAGTCAAATTTTACTAGGGATCGTTAACGGTCTGTCAAGCTTAGTAAAAGACGCTGACTATATATCACTTGCGATGCTGGGAGGAACTGCATTCATTATCTATGAATGTGCAACTTTATCTACTTACCTTAAGCGTGTAGCTACCCGTAAGACGAAAAAGTTTGCAAAGGATTTTCCATCACTCATTGATATGAACAGTTGTGTTCTTACCAAGCTTAGACATGCTAAGTCTGAATTAAATGCAGACAGAGTTGCAGTTGTTCAGTTTCATAACGGGTGTCAGAACCTGTCTGGTATTGACTTTGCAAAGATGTCCTGCACACACGAAGCTGTTCGTCCCGGCCTTAAACCGGCACAAGCTGATTTCTTAAACCTGCCTGTGTCTGCTTTCTCATATCTTACTAACGCTGCTTTTGGTATAGAGCCTAAAGTAATCATGAACATTGAACGTCTGCGTAAGTTTGATATGTCTACATATACACTGCTGAAGTCACACAAGGCCGTGTCCTTTGCTCTTACTCCTCTTGTATCTGATAATCAAGATGTCTTTGGTTTCATTATCGTAGAGTTCTGTAAGATCCGTGAAGACATTACTTCTGGTGACTTCCAATTCCTTTTAAAGACATATGCAGAGAAGATAGCTACCCTGCTTGACCGCTCTGACTTAGGTGACCTTGATGAAGAAAGACTCTTTAAAGCCCCTTCTGAAGAAGCCTAGTCCTTCTGTAGTTGTTCCTGACGGTAAGGGATGTACCAAGGGAGACGAACTTCTTCGTCGTCTTCGCTTTGAATTTGGGTACGATCCTATCAAGGAACTTGTGCATTTGGCTAGGTCTGCTAAGACCAACAGCACAGAGAAGATTAAGATCGCCTCTGAACTGCTGAGCTACTACCAGCCGAAAATGAAAGCTATGGATTTCAATCCGAATGCTGGTGAAGTTATTAACGTTAACATCTCTTTCCCTGATGAAGAGACTGCTCCTGCGGGACTCAAGGATCTGGCGAAAGAAACTGCGTAAGGACTGTTATGGATATTGATTATCAAGTCCTGCCCACGTTTGCAAAGATTCATCGTGACCCGAATCCTTTTCTGTTTGTGATGGGGCCAGTAGGATCTGGCAAGTCCTCTGGTTGTATCTTTCAAGCGTTCTTTAATGCTATGCGTCAGAAACCAGACGAACATGGAGTCAGGCACAGCAGACACCTTGTTGTCCGCGCAACGTACCCTGCCCTAAAGTCAACCACCATTAAAACGTGGTTGTCATGGTTTAAAGACAAGATCACTATTACTTATTCTACCCCCATCATCGGCAGGATAAAGTATCCTCTAGCTGATGGCACGTCTGTCGATATGGAAGTCGTGTTCATTGCTGTCGATGATGATAGATCTGCTGAAAAGCTTCGTTCGTTGGAAGTGACCTCTGCTCATTTGAACGAAGCATCTGAACTTACAGAAGGTACCTTTCAGCTTATCAAGACACGCTTTAAGCGTTATCCTGCTAAGAAAGATGGTGGCCCAGTCAGACCATTCATTATACTTGACTACAATGCCGTAAGTACTGAGCACTGGTTATATCGCCTTGCAGAGGAAGACAAACCAGAAGGACATAGTTTCTATCGTCAACCTCCAGCTATGCTTAAGGTAGACGGGAAGTATGTTCTTAATCCTGAAGCAGAGAACCTTGCTAACCTTGATGAAGGTTACTATGAAACCATGTGTATGGGTGCAGACGAAGACTTTATCAACGTCAACGTGCTTAACAACTATGGTGAAGTAAAACGAGGTAAACCTGTTTATAAGGATTACAGTGATCTTGAGCACCATGTTGATGAAGAGATGGTTCCTCTTCGTGGTGTGCCTGTTGTAATTGGGATGGATCAAGGGTTGACTCCTTCTGCTGCTTTCACACAGCAAGCCCCTGATGGTACAGTTATTGTGTTTGATGAGATCTGCACAGACAACTGTTCTCTCAAAGAGTTCTGTGAAGAACATCTTTGGCCTAAGATCACATCTAAGTATCCTTGGATTGTAAATAACTTTAGAGTTGTGTGTGACCCTGCTACTTCACAGCGGTCAATGAACGATGCTAAGTCTGGTATGGAGATACTGAAAGAATGTAATCTTCCTGCTAAGCTAGCTAAGACAAACAACTGGACTCCTCGATTTGAAGCCGTTGCACAGTTCCTTCGGTTAAAGGGCAGATTCAAGCTTGGGCCTCAATGTATAGCCTTAAGAAAAGGCTTCGTATCAGAATATAAATATGCTGAATCTAAAACTGTTAACGGTGTTCTCTACAAAGCATCTCCTGTCAAGAACGAGTTCTCTCATGTTCATGACGCCTTGCAGTACGCAATGATGGAGTATGTGCATAAACGAGAGAAGAAGTTTTTGTTTAACACACAACGTAAATATCGTGCTGCTAGCCAGATTGGAG